GTATTTTTTGGATAAATGACCTATAAAATTGAAATTTGCACAAAAACTGCGACAGATAACATATACTAATAATTAATTTTGCACAAATGAATACATTTAAGCATATAAACAGCAAACACAACACTTTGGTAAGCAAATACCTGACTTATATACAAAAGCAGGTATATAACGCTACTGAAACTGCTAATAATGGTAAATACGATGATTTTCAGGACTTACTTGAAGATATTGTAATGTATCACAATGATTTTGCCGATACGGGCTTAAATAAAGATAATTTAGAGGAATGGGCATTTGCTATCCCTAATTTAACAATGTTTACAGCATTAGGCTTCTTTGCAGGATTAAGAAATGAAGAAAACGATGATGCTATTGAGGATTGCGTGAGAAACGTATATAGTTCCACAATGGATGTCGTAGGTAGTCTATCTGACTTAATGAAAGATGAAGAAGAAATAAAAGAGATGGAACAATGTTAAATATAGAAATAAATAGCAAAGAATACAATATTCCTAACAAGTGGGAAGAAATGACCGTTGATTACTATTGCGGAGTGTATGAGATAATAAAAAAGTATCAAATCACAGAAGAAGAAGCAAATAGTGACAATGATTTGACAAAATACCACGTAATGCAGGAAAATAAGATGTATAAGGAATTATTCATCTATATGACGGGCATTAGTGATAAAGTAATGGCAAATGTGCCAATGGAGGATGTTATGGCAGTAATTGAGTGCCTTAACGAGATAATGGAGGAGTACAAGCCAAAAGGAATGGACTATTTTGAATTTGAGGGCAATATATACTATTTTCCTATGGATTTCCTTAGAACAGGCACTTTTGGTGATTATATAGAGAGTCAGCAGCTTGAAATGAACACACAATACCTAAAGAACGGTAGATTTGATATTTTACCCGAACAAATGGCAATATTGTGTAAACAAGTGGATGAGGAGGTTGACCTCGACAATATTGATGAAAAGGCGAAAGCATTTCGTAGATTGACAATGGACATCGTTTGGGAGTTCAGTTTTTTTTTGAACAAACGAACTTTAGCATCAATCAACGTTATAAAAACCTTTTCAGAGATGGCGGAACAAAAAGTATCGCAGTAGCGAAGGCAAGTAAGATAATGAAGCCATTTGGTTGGCTGAACACCTTATACGACCTATCACTTGATGGAGTATTTACTAGAGATGGTAAAGATGCTATGCAAAGTGTAAAAGATGAGAAGTTGTATAAAGTTATGACATACCTGTCTTGGAAAACTGCAAAAGGAGATTATGAACTAGCTGTTAATGAAGAACAGAGGAAACAAATAAAATAATGGGTTTTACTAAACTTAGAGAATTAAGAGATAGGTTTGAGCAACAATGGATAAATGGTGGCTTCATCTTTGGTTACGAGAATGAAATCAATGAGAATCACAACAATGACTATCCATTACTTGTTGTTTTACCGCCAACATCTGAACTTCCTGCTACGGAAGGCGATGTGCAAGAGGAATACACTTTCGAGTGCCTAGTCGTTAAGCCATACTACCAAAACCAAGCGGGTTCGCTTGATGTGGTGTTTAGCTTATTGGAGCAAGAAGCATTGACTTGGCTACAAAGGGTGTTAGATAGCTACACAAATAAAGAGGTAATTTTAAGTCCTGACAGTATATCAGTTGAACGAGAAAAAGAACTATATAACGACAAGTTGATACAAGTCAGGCTTACTTTTACTTTAAATGCTTTCTCTCACAGCCTTTTAGCTATTGACGAAGCATTTGTTAAGGGATTGACGCCTTTGCTTTGGTTAAAGGCTGATATGGGTGTTAAAACGGAGTTCTTTGGCGGTAATGAGGTTGTAAACAAATGGATTGACCAAAGTGGAAACGCAAATCACTTTGAACAAGCTACATCAGCTAAGAAGCCTTTGTATAAGTACGAGATGTCATCTAACAACTATCCCTATGTATTCTTTGACGGAACTGATGACTTCTTAACTTGCGTTAACAATTCGCTTGATGGAACTGCTGATGGCTTGAATAATGGACTATCTGTATTTTATGTAGCTAAGGGTTATGATGGATTTGCAGGTTACGTTATAGCTAAAAACAACGACAATGCTGCAAAGGCAAACTTCGCTGTTAGAATATCAACACAGGGTGGTAACCTTAATTGGAGAACTCAAATACAAGATACTGATGACGATTTGTTGGATTACATATATACATCAAATGCAGCAAATCAAGTTAGTGCTAATGGATTTACAAAGCATAAAACAAATCATAGCGTAAAGTCTTTTGAGAATGGCTCTTTGGTTGATGTTGAAACTAACTCAGACTTTGATGTAGAAGCATTCCAAGACCTATACCCATTGAGGTTAGGTACAGCTAGAGATGCTGTTGGAAATTTAAAAGTTGACATACAAGAGGTTCTTATATTTGAAAAAGAACTTAGTGTTGACGAAGTGAAAAAATTATCAGATTACTTAAAACATAAATACAACATATAATGCCTAATTTATTCATAGTTGACGAACCAAGAGAAACGATACAAAGCGTATATAGTCCAATAAAATATACAGCAAGGTATGCGTTTGACTCATCATTAACACTTGCAGAAGCTAAAGCTAAGTACCCTAGTTGTAAAGCTATTATAAATCCTAGAAATCCATACACAGGTGTTTTGGAAACAAGTAGAGGTGTTACGATAAGACTTCAGCCTAGCATAGATATTCCTAATTGGGAAGGTGACCAAACACCAAACACAGACTTTGTGTATTATACGATAGATGTTTCTAGCATAGCAAGAGATTTTGTTTCTTACGATTTAAGACCTTGTACTCACGACACATCAACTAAAGTTAAGAGAGATATAACAATGGGTCAAATCTCTAAAAATGTATTTGAAAGAATTAAAGTTGATTTTCAGTTGGAAGAAATAAATTCTAGCGGTCAGTTAGTAGATGTATCAGGAGAAGAGGACTTCGGAAACTTTATAGCTGTAAACTCAGCACTTCTACACGAAGAAGAACATTACCTTAGCATTTCAAATGAACTACTTACGGGTAGTGCAACTCAAGTTCAGGGCGACAACCTATCTATACAATACTTGCATAGAACAGGAACAGGATATGAAGCAGGAAGGCAAAAGTATTTGACAACAAAACCAACTAATTATAGAGTCATAGGTCACGATGAATGTGAGTATCTGTCTTTTGCGTTATTTGATTCAGGCACTTGTCCTAGAGCGGTAGTTCGTTTTTACGATGCAAATGGAAACGCTATACCAACATCAGATTCATCAACAGGATATGCTCTTGTTATAAGCAAAACAACTGATGGAGAAGGTAACTTAGGAACTGACCTCAATAGTTGGGGAGATATGACAACATCAGATTTGTCAGGACTTACTAATCCTGCTAACTGCGTGGTTCAGATTGGAGTAGGAACAAGAAATATAAAAGAATCGACTGATGCTCAATGGAATAACGGTGAACCTTTAACTGACTTCTCAAATGTATCATATTATACCGTTCAAACAGATGACACAAGTTCAGATAAGATAGGAGAAAAGGTAACTTACTACATTGACCACACAAGAGAAAGAGTTAATGGAGTTAGATTCCATTGGCAAAATAGATTAGGCGGTATTGATAGCTACACCTTTGATGGTGCATTTACAGAGGGAATAAACATATCTTCTAAATCATACGAGCAAAGCATATATCCTGAGTTTAGAGGTCAGTCGGGAAGCAGCACAGGTAGTGAAAATTCTATAATAGGTGATAATCAAGGTTATCATTTTGCATCGAGTAATTATGGTGCTGTTGTGCCTAGAGTAGCGGGTTATACTGATGACAAATATCCATCTGTTAGAAAGTCAAAGGTAAAAGCTGTTAAGGAAGGAACTGCTATATCAAGACCTTACGGAATTGCTGAACAAGATATGTTTGAGGATTTATTAGCTTCACCAAATGTATGGATAGAAAAGGGTTGGATAGGTAAAGAAGTGTTTAGAGAGGATTGGAGTGGTTATGCTGCTGTATCTAACATTACTGATAATTGGAATCAAGTAGAAGGGTCTTTTACAACTGATGCTGCTTTCTCAACTTCTGATGGTCATATTACGGGAACAAGAACTTACAAAAAGGGTGATAACTCAGGTAATGACACAATTTGGGCATCAAGCAAAAAATTCATTAAGTACAATCCAAAAAGCATATATGAGATAGAGGTAAGAATAAAAAGTAGTGGTAATGGTAGTGGAAATGACCTTGTTGGGTTTACAGGTTATGCTGCCGACAAAACAACTAAGATAAGCACAGGTGGTTCTGATACTTTTGCTTCAGCACACTACATTACTCTGAAGCTTTACGGCCAAACTGCTAATGATGAGTTTGAAACATTTAGAGGTTATGTAACGGGTCATTCTACAACTGCTGCTGTTCAATCTAATAATATAAACGACCCATCAACAGCTTATAATGGCATTGAATATATATCTCCAATGTTTTTGCTACATCACGATGATGTAGAGGGTATTACTCAAATAGATTACATTGTGGTAAGAGAGTATCAAACAGACATACCTAACTCTAAAGGTTGGTATTCTACACTTAACAGAAACTACTATGTTCCTGTTGTTGTAAAAGATGCTAGTGTTACTACATTTGACAATGAGAACTTGCAGAGATGTACTTTAAATTATATAGAAAGCAAAGCTAAAAGAACAATAGAATAATGGCAGAAATAAGAGTTGAGCTAAGAGATTTTACTGACAGCATATTAGGTAACCTTGATATTACATCAAGTGATGACTTTCCTTTGTCACTTAATTATCAAAACTTTGATATTAGAGATTTTAATTCTCGTAGCGGTAGCTTTAGTAAAACTTTCAAAGTTCCTGCTACAAGGAACAACAACAAACTTTTCAATCATATATACAAAGATGGAAATATAGATAGCAAAAATGTATTAAAAGATTTGCCATCTACAATATATGCAGACCACTTGCCGATAATGAATGGTAAGCTAAGAGTAAGTCAAATATACAAAAATACAGATGTGTTGGAGTATGAATGTCTTTTCTTAGCTGATAATATGGATTGGGCAGACAAGATAAAAAACGCAGACCTTGATGAATTAAGATTTAGCTCAACATATTATTCATCATACGAAAACATTTCTAGTTCATCTTGGGTTTTTGAAAATCCTAGAACAACATATCCTGCGTACACTTTCAATCACGATAAGTTAGTATATCCTTTACTAACGGTTGGGGAAGGAGATAACACTACCGATAGCACTTTGGATAGCGACTTTGTTCCCTGCGTGTATATAAAGAATGTTTGGGATAAAATATTTCAATCACAGGGTTATACTGTTAGTTCAACATTTTGTGATAGCGACTTTTTCAAGAAGCTGATAATGCCATTAATATTTAAGAAGCCAACTGATGTGACTGATGTTTCTTTCGGTAAGGTTTTACAAAGTGCAGATGAGGTGTTGGTAGAGCTTGATACAGCAGTCAATACCTCTGTTACTGACAATAGAAGTTTGGGCAATCAAAGTTATACACTTAGCTTAGGATATACAGGTGGTGACTTTACATTACCCTTTATAGTTTCTGCTGATACTCTTACAGATGATGCACCTTCACAAGCAGGATTAGACACAGATGATTATGGTAACGCACAACTTGGAACTGAGCATACAGGTGGAATTAAAAATGGATTAGTTGTTTCTTCACAAGGTAGCGGATTATTTAATATAAAAGGCTCTGTTACGGTTGAGGTAGAAACTGATGGAGCTTCTTTTGCTAATGCTTTAGCTTTAAGTTTTACTTCATACAAGGTGGTAGCAAGTATAATTAAATTTACGGGTGCTAATGATGATACAAACTCTTTTGATGTTGTAGCAACAGGTGAAATAGATGCAACATTTATTAACCACGTGAACGCATCTACAAAAGAGCATCAATTTAATTTTCAATCGGAAAACCCTGTTGAAGCAGCTCAAAATGATAAATTTGCTATAAAAGTTGATTTTGTTCATTATCAAACACCACTAGCAGGAGCAGAAAGACCTAAATTAAAAGTTATAACGAAGGCTCAAAGTTATTTGCAAATAGAGCAAACCTCAGCTTATTTTAATGGTGAGGAGATAAAAAATATTCATAATATGCTTCCAAAGGGTAAGCAGTCTGATTTTGTTAAAGGATTAGCACAAATGTTTAATCTTCAATTTGAAACAGACCCAATAAGCAAAACAGTATATGTTGAGCCTTATGACCATTTTTATGAAAGTACATCTAACGCTGTTAATTGGACTGAAAAGGTTGATTACTCTAAGGCAATAAAGGATGAGTTTTTGTTTGATATAAAATCTAAACTTATATTTAAATACAAAGATGCTAGTGGAGATGGATTGTTGGATAAGTACAACAAAAGAAATGCTGTTGATTGGGGGTCTTACGAAGAAACAGATACAAGTGGTAAGTTTCAAACGGGAGAGTATAAAGTAGAAAACAGCTACTTTTCTCCTACATTTAATTGGTATGAACCTAATTATATATATGTTGAACATATAGAAAGAAGTCCGCTTATACCAATGTATTTCTCTGATGATACCGATTTATCCTTGAGTAATGCTATTGAAAGACCTGAAAAGGAATTTGAGATAGGAGCAAGAATACTACTAAAAGATGGCGGTTACTATTCTTCTTTTAACGGCAAAAGACAGTGGCAATATTATGACCCTGATAATTTAGCAGGAGGAAATTCAACTTCTGATTTTGATTGGAATAAAGCATCATTTATTGCTTTTGATAACCTTCAATCAAGTCTTGCCTATGATGGAGGTAATGGTTCTGCATATCACGCACCCGCAACAAGTTATCTTTCGCAAGTTGTTATATCTAATGGATATGAAAATGTTGACTACAATTTATCTTTCTCTGATATAAATCACGATACTGTTATATCATCAAGTCAACAAAAGCTAAGAGGATTGTTTTACAACTACTATTCCAATATGGTTGCTCAGTTAAAACAAAACCCTAGAGTAAAAGTTTTGTACATAAACTTGAATAAGTTGGATATATCTAAACTTGATTTTAGAAAGTTAATATTTATAGATGGTTCTTATTATAGATTGAATAAAATAATTGATTTTAAACCACACGATAAGCAATCAACTAAAGTAGAGTTGCAAGAGTATTTCTTGCTTGGTAAATCAGGTGTTGACACAACAGTTGATATTGATGTTGAAAATCTTAATATGTAATGAGAAGTATAAAAAGAGATAAAGATAGACCTAGATTAATAAATCAAGATACACTAAAAGATAAGGTGTATGCTACTATTGATGATGTATTGCAGCCAATAGTTTATGATTCGACAGAGGTTAATCAGATAACAAAAAAAAATAATGTTTACCTAACACCTGAAGCTAGATTATCAAAAAGAAAAGCTGCATCTAATACAAAAGCAGTATCAACGGTGCAGGAGATAGATGGTGAAACTGCCACAGTTGTAAGTCCTGAATTCGTGTTTGATTACAGCAAGGGTTATGCTGAGATAACTAGCGGAAACAATATACAAACTTGGTTAGCTTCATTTGGAAGCAATCAGTTAACTCAAGCCAACTCATCATTTAGACCTGATGTAGGACTTGATGGTAGAGGAATCAATGGTGTTTCTCCTGCATATTTTAATTACGACAACACAGACCACTTTATTTTTAGTAGTGGTGTAACGCTTACAGGGGATTTTACAATATTTATGTATGTAGAGCCAATACCGTTAGTTCCTAATATTCATAAGAAACATAGATTCTTAGGTAAGAGTGATGATAACGATATGTATTTTTCAATAGGAGAATCAGGAAATAAATCTTACATACTTAGCTTTTCATCATCAAGTAGTGTTATTGTTGGTATATCAACAGAATATTGGCAGCCTAGCAGCAAAAAGATATTAATAACATTGCAAAGAAGCGGAACTACTTTATATATAAGAGAGAATGGTGTGCAGGTGGCTAGTGAAACTACACCTACAACGGACTTTGTTTTTAATCAGTTCGGAATAATAGGTGGATTAACATCTGATACATATAATGGTTCTCTGTATCATATATCTGCTTACAATCATTATATATCTACTAATCTAGTGGATTTAGAAAACTCAATTATTAAACAAGCATCATTGGCAAAAGGATAATGAAAGATATACTAAAGACATTCGACAGAGCAATCAATAAGGTTGGCAAGAGGTTTGTAGAAAGAATACAACAAGAGCTTGTTGACCAAAACCATATTGCATCAGGACATATGCACGACACTATGCACTATTCATTAGATGAGGGCAATAACTATATTGAGTTAACTATTCAATCCAAAGCAGACTATGTAAGAGAAGTCAACGAAGGTCAAAGACCTTTTGATTGGGATGTGTCTGAGATAATGAATTGGATGGATGATAAGGACAAGAATGGCACAATGGAAGGGAAGGAGTTTCCAAGTGAAACAAAAAAAAGATTAGAGATAGCTTATCTGATTGCAGATGCAATATCAAGAGAAGGCACTCCAACAAGAGAGAGTAATAGTTATTCAAATAATAAACATAGAAAACATTTTATTGAAAGAGTAGTAAAGGCTTACGAAAAAGATTTTACAAACGATATACATAAATCAATATCAACAGATATACATAACATATTTAAACAATTACCAAAACAAGTATAATGGCTAAGAAGCAACAAACAGTACATCAGATTAAAATACTAGGTCTTAAAGATATTAAGGCTTTAAATGTTGAGATAGGTAAGTTAGCAGGAAACTATGAGGAGTTAAAGGGTGCAGGTAAAGATGCTGCAACATCAACTGAAGAATTTGGCAAGGCATCTAATAAGTCAACAAGGAGTTTGTCAAAAATAACCAAAGGAGCTATTCAAACAACAGCAGCAATAGTTGGTTTTAGTACAGCAACTAGAGCATTGTCTGATATTATTAAAAAAGGATTTAAAACATTTCAAGACTTTGAATTTGGTATGGCTAGAGTTAAAGCCATATCAGGAGCAACAGACGATGAGTTTAAGAAGCTAGTGGCTTCGGCTAAAAATTTAGGTAGAACAACATTTTTTACAGCCACACAGGTTTCTAAATTACAATTAAACTTATCTAAACTAGGCTTTAGAACTGACGAGATACTACAATCTCAAGAAGCTATACTTATGTTGTCAACAGCAATGGGTGAGGATTTAGGTAGAACAGCTACTGTTGTTGCTGCATCTATAAGAGGTTTTGGTGAATCAACAGACCAAACAGCTAGGTTTGCTGATGCAATGGCTGCTGCTTTTGCAAATTCCGCTTTAGATATTGAGAAGTTCCAAACATCAATGACAAAGGTTTCCGCTATTGCTGCAACAGCAGGATTTAGTTTTGAAGAAACAACAGGTCTTTTAGGTTTGCTTACAGATAGAGGTATTGAAGCATCTATTGCGGGTACATCACTTCGTAACATATTGTTAAAGCTACAAGACCCAACATCAGACCTTTCAGAAAAATTAGGTAGAACAGTGCATTCAGGAGAAGATTTAATTATTGCTTTGAGAGAGCTTGATGCTTCAGGTATAGATGTTGCGGGTGTTATGCAAATAGTTGATAACAGACAGGTTCAAGCAATGGAATCTTTTATTAGAAGTGCAGATGCTATTGAAGATTTTAATAACATACTAAATAATTCAGCAGGTGCAGGTGAAGCAATGGCTGATGTTATGGAAAACACAGTCTTAGGGGGAATAAAAAGAATGCAAAGTGCTTACGAAGGTCTTGTTTTAGCAATAACAACAGGTTCTAGTTCTCTTTCCAATCTTATGCAAACAGGATTTGATTCTATTGCAAAATCGTTGAATTTTTATGCAAACGCATTGTCAAACACAGAAGAAAGAACAAACATTGTTATTGCAAATATACAGTCATCTGCTCAAAAAGGATTATCGGGAAAAGATAGTCCATTTTCTTCATTGTCAGAAGCGTTAAAAAGCGAACAATTAATTTTAGAGGGAGAGATAATTCTTTATGAAAGAACTTTAGAGGAAATGTCAAACTCTATATTTCAAGGTGTTTTTACTAAAAATAGTAAAAAAAGACAAGAAAATTTAGAAAAAGATATTGAAGCTAGAAAACAAGCTGCTATTGAACTGCAAAATTTAATTAATGAGCAGGTAAAAGCTGAAAAAGAAGCTGCTGAAAAACAAGAAGAAATAGACAAACAAAACAAAAAAAGATTACAAGAAGAAGCTAAGTTACAAGCGTCTTTAATACAAATTCAAAAAGATAAACTTGAACAGGCTAAACTCTTACCCGAAAGCACAGAGATAGAACTAGCATCTAAAAACAAAATAATACAAGCTATTGAATTAGAAATAAAAAGATTAAAAGAGCTTGGTGTTGAAAAACAAAAACAAGGGCTAGGAATTGAATCGGCATTTGATGATGGATTTAGTGTTGACCTTAATACACAATTAGTAATACAAGATGCTCAAGATGAAGCTAGAAGGCAATTCAATCAAGGTATTATAGAAACAGAAGAAGCTCTACAAGCAGAGTTGTTAGATATTGAGTTAAAATCAATACAACAAGCATTAGAATTTAAGAACTTATCAGTAGAAGATGAAATAGCACTTAATAATAGATTAGCTGAAGTCACCATTAAAAATAATAGAAACATAGCTAAGTCAGAAGAAGAGAAGAGAAGAAAACAAGATGCTGCTGTTGATGGAATAAAAGAAACAGGTGAGTTGTTAATGAGGATTGGTGAGGTAGAAGGGGAGAATAGTAAGATAAGGAAAATGGGTCTTAAAATTACTCAAGCTGCTGCTGTTGCTGAAGGATTGTTGGCACTTTCAAGAGGTCTTGGCTCTATAACTAAACAAGGGGTTTCAGGCGACCCTTTTACAGCTATTGCTAGGGTTGCTGCTATGGCAGCGCAACTAGCATCTGTTATATCTAATTTAAAAGCACTAACAGGTGGTGGAGGTGAAGCCGCTCCTACCTCAACAGAGCAAGATATTCAATTTGAGCAAGGCGGACTTACAAGAGGTGGTATGTTTCAGGGTAACTCACACGCTAATGGTGGTGTTAAATTTAGAGTTGGTGGTAGAATACACGAAGCCGAAGGTGGTGAAGCAATTATCAACAAGAAATCAACAAGTATGTTTAGACCAATGCTATCAGCTATCAACAGCTACAATGGTAATGGTGTAAAGTTCGCTGATGGTGGTTTACTCAATAGTGGAGAGAAGTTTGCTATGGGTGGAGAGCTAAGGTCAGCACAACAATTAGTAAGCGGAGGAATGGGAAGTTCTAAGGTTGTAATCGTTGAAAGTGATATGACAGAAGTGCAGAATAGAATATCTGCTATTGAAAGTCAGGCTACTTTTTAGTATATTTGCGTATGATAAGACAGAATAGTGCCGATATTGTCAATGAGTTCATAGAGCTTATATACAATGAAGTCAAGGTGCGATACTCTGAGGAGGCAGGAATAAAGAATGTCCTAAACCATCTATCAGAGAAAGGTCTTATCGAGCCAAGAAAGCTAAGAGATTATATGATAATAAGAGATTTTGACAAGGTGTTGGAATCTAACAATGGTAACTACACATTTACATATATGGACATATCCATTAAGTACGATGTATCAGAAAGAACCATTCAGAATATTATGTATAAGCACAAGCGTAAATTCAATAAGGACTACAATATTAGGTGATTGCCTCATTTCTGCGAAAGATATGATACATTAATTATTAAATTTGCAAAATGAACAAATGGTATTCAATAGAAAACAAAGCAGATAATAGCGTAGAAATATCTATCTATGATGAGATAGGTGACTATGGAACATCTGCTAAAAACTTTATAGAGGAAGTAAAAGCTGTTGGAACTGCTGACATCACATTACGTATCAACTCTGTTGGTGGTAGTGTGTTTGATGGTTTAGCTATTTACAATACTTTACGTTCTCACAATGGGTATGTAAACATAAAGATTGAAGGCTTGGCTGCTTCTATATCTACTGTCATAGCAATGGCAGGGGATAACATAGAGATGTCAGAAAACGGATTCTTTATGATTCATAACCCATTTGGACAATCGGCAGGAGAAGCAGGAGATATGCGTAAAACTGCTGACTTACTTGACAAAATTAAGAATGAAATTATTGAGATATATTCTAAGAAGTCTAGCCTAACGACTAAACAACTTTCGGATATGATGGATAAGGAAACTTGGTTGTCAAGTGAAGAAGCAATGGAATATGGATTTGTAGATACAATTACTGCTCCTATGAAAGTTGCTGCATCTTTTGACCTTTCTAAATTTACTAACGTAAACGAGAAAGAGGTCAATGATAAATTGAAATTAAATAATAATAATAAATCAATTAAAATGACTGAAGAATTAAAAACTTGGTTCAACGGTGTTAAAGAAGAAATCTTAAACGCTGTAAAAGGAGAGAATGTTTCTACTCCTGCTGAAGAAGTTTCTGTTTCTATTTCTGACAATGAGGTTATCGTTAATAAGCTAGAAGAGCTAGAAGAAAACGCTAACTCTTTACGTGAAGAAAAAGAAGAATTAGCAGGTCTTGTTGGTGAGAAAGAAGGCACTATTGCTGACTTAACTAACAAGGTTGCTGATATGGAAGCAAAACTAGCAAAATTAGAAGCTACCGAAACTAATGTAGAAGTAGAAAGCGACCCTGCAATCAACGAAAGTGATGTTGTAGTTAACGCTTGGGATGCTTTTGCTAAATCAATTTTAAAATAATTAATAAATAATATAATATGGCTTTAGAATTAACAAGTTTACCAACTGTTGAGCAGTATGATGTAAACAGAGCAATCATCCAACCTATCTTTATGGGTCAGGATTATATGCAATATATGGAAGTATTACCTAACATTAAAGGTACTACTGTGATTGACAAGTTCAATCAATTAGGAAAGATTACAAAGGCTTTCACAAACGGTGCTTTCTCTGCTGAAAGTAGTGGAGATAAAGGTGCTACAATTACAATCACTCCTTCTCGTGTAGAAGCTGAGATTGAGTTTAGAGCAAACGAGCTTTTCAATAAGATGAAAGGTCAATTAATGCGTGACGGACACGAGTTTGATAATGTTGAGGGTTCTGTTGTTAAGAGCATTCTTCTTGACTTAATCGGACAAGGCGTAAAGGCTGACTTCAATCGTCAACTATGGTTGTCAGATGTTGCTGAAGCTGATGCTGACTACGGTATCTATGATGGTATCTTCCAAGTAGCTAAAGAAGCGGGTGCAACTGCATTAACAAGAGAATATAGTGGTTTAACTACACAGGCTGACGATGCTGCTTTAGTAGCGGGTAATGGTCTTAAAATTATGCAAGGTCTTTATGATTCTGCTGCTCCTGAATTATTAGAAGCAGGAAATCACGTTTTCTTCGTATCAGGTGATATCGCTGATGACTATATGGCTTCAACTTTAGAATCTTCTAGCTTTGCTGCTGCAGGTTACGGTGCTATGGTTAACGGTGTTCCTAACTTGACTTACAGAGGTATTCCTATCATTGTACGTAGAGATTGGGATGTAGCAATCGCTGCTGATGTTGCAGAAATCAACGGTTGTACTGCTGCTGCTGAAACTCACAGAGCTTTACTAACTACAAAAGATGCTTTTGTTGTAGGTACTGACTTCGATGAGAACTCTGTTGAGCAATGGTATTCTATGGATAACAAAGCATATCGCTTTAGAGTTGCTTATATGGTTGGTGTAGCGTTGAAAGACCCTAAACTAGCTGTATACTATACTCCTAATGCAATATCGTAATTAATTTAATTAATGGGGGATGAAATACTCCCCCTTAATTTTTAACTTTTAATATAATAATAAAATGGCAATAGAAAATTTAAACGTAAACGCAACTGACTTAGAGTTAAGAGGTGGTTTACGCTATATAGCAATTTCTTTGTTTTCTGACCCTGATGCTGTTACGTTTGACAACAGTGATGACCACGCTATTTCTGCTCTTGGAAATGTTGGAGATGCAAAATTGTTTGACCTTAAACAAGGTACAGGCTCTCTAACTACAAGTGGCTCTAAAGAAGGTGGAACTATTATGTTTGAACACACAGTTTCTTTCTACGTTCCTAATTGTTCTTCTGCTCACTTAAGAGCATTAGAGTCAATGAAGAATGAAAGACTTATGGTTGTTTGTCAAGACTTTAATGGTCAGGCTTATGTTGTAGGTATATCTGAAGCATACGGATTAGAAGATGACATTGCGAATCAACAAATGTACGCTACTCTAACTTCTATCGAAGGCGGAACAGGTGCTGCTTTAGGTGATGAGAATGGTGTAACAGTAACTATTACTGCTACGTCAGGTGAATTACCAAGAGTATTCTCAGGAACATTTACTCCTGATTCATCAGCGGGAACGGTAGCTATATCGTAATAATTAACTAAAAGGAATGGATTGGGCAACTTGCCCTTTCATTCTTTTTTTATTATACTTGCAATATGTATAAATCAAGACTAAAGAAAGGTATTACTAAATTCAATAATGGTGTTTCTATTGATTGGTCTAACGCTACTCAAAAAGAAATGAAGTCTGTATATGAAATGGGCAACAATGACCTTGTAACAAAAGAAGAAGATGCAAAACCAAAGAAAACCAAAGCAAAAGCAAAAGAAGAATCAAGTAAAGACAACTCAGACAAAGAGTAGTTTTAATACTAAGTATGCTTTTGTAAACTTATCTACCCCTACGGTAGATACTGAGGTTAAGGATTTAGACAGACTAAGAGAGGACTTTATTCCTTTTGGTAAGGATAACTTATTCCCTCAATACTTAGCTGAACTAAAAAGACAATCTTCTACTCACAGGTCTGTATTAGCACAGAAAACTACATTCACTACGGGTGGTGGCTTTATTACTGACAATGAAACTCTAAGTGGTTTTATTGAAGATGTAAATGCTAATGGAGAAAGCCTAAAGGATTGTTTTAAGAAACTTGCTGACGACTATTATACTTATGGTAATGCTTTCTTAGAAGGTGTTGTATATGATGGCGGTGTAAACTTCTATCATAAAGATGCTTCAACAGCTAGAGTTTCTAAAAATAAGAAGTACGTTTACTTTAACTCTGATTGGTCTAATTACAGAAAGAACAAAGAGAAAACTCAAAGAATACCTGTTTACCCACAGATTTCTAACAGCAGTTTTATTATACACTACAAGGACTATGAAAGTACATTTAACTTTTATGGTTTACCTGATTATGTGGCTGCATTGGAACACATAGCAATAGACTATGAGATTGGTAAATTTAACCACACATCATTTAAGAATGGATTTAGTCCTTCCGCTATTGTTACCGTTAATGGTGACTTTGGCGAATCAGAAGCCGAAAAGTTTGTTGAAACTGCTAAAGAAACACTAACAGGTAGCGGTAACAACTCAAAGATATTATTCCTTGTAAAGAATGGAGAGGATAGTCGAGGAACAGATGTTCAGATTATCTCCAACAAGGAAGATGGTGACTTCTTAGATTTACAGAAGTTAACCGACCAAAACATAATTACCGCTCACAGATGGCAACCTGCCTTGAGTGGTATCGTATCATCGGGTAAGATGAACAATACGGGTAGCGAGATTAGAATAGCTTATGACTTAGCTATGAGTACAGTTATTAGAGATACTACTAACATCTTGCTAGAGCCGATAAAAAGAGTTATAAATGCAGAGATGGGTATTGATACAAGTGACCTTACGGTAGCTTACGAACCACCTATCTCATTCCTTGCAGATATTGACCCTAAACAAGTATTGACTATCAATGAGCAAAGAGCAATGCTTAATAAAGACTTGCCTGAGATTCCTGATGGTGAATTACTTATATCAGACAGACAAACAATAACCGTACAAAGACAACAAGAGAATGGCTAATGTAAGACAATATGATAAGTTTGTAACACCTTCAGAGGTTATATCTACTGCGTTTACTAATCAAGCAACAGATACAGCTTTGATTAGCGATGCTATCCTTGAAATTGCTGAACTTGCACACATTAAGCCTGAGCTTGGATTGGATATGTATGAGGAGCTAAAGATACAGAACGATAGCACAGGAACTCTTACAGCAGCCAACTCAATGCTTTTACAATACTACCTTAGACCTGCATTATGTTGGTTTGTTAGATTTGAGGTAATGAATGAGATTCAGTACAATACAACATCGGCAGGTTTAGTTGTTAACTCATCCGATTTTAGTACACCTGCAAATGTAGAGCAATTTAATCAAATGAAAAGTGATACATTTAGAAAGGCACAAGTTTTGCTTGACGATATGATTGCTTACATTACACATCAAGACCAAGTAAATAACTATCCTTTGTATGGTAAAGATGGAGATAGCTCTATGCCTGATACGGATATAGCTAGTAAGATGAACGGAATAATATTCTACTAATGGATAACGCAGTAACAGAAACGGTAAAGAAAGGTCTTGAGAAAAAGGTCAAAGACCACAATGAGGAGATTAAGGAGTTAAACCTTGATTGGAATGCAAAGGTTACTTTGAAGAAGTTAGAGAAGGTCTTTGAAAGAGGTTTGGGTGCTTATGAAACAAATCCTGAGTCTGTTAGACCAAATATGACACCTTCGCAATGGGCATATGCTCGTGTAAATTCTTTTCTTTACGCTATGAAGAAAGGAAAGTACAGAAGTGGTAAACACGATACTGATTTACTTCCTAAAGACCATCCAACTAAAAAGTCTATGGAGGATGTGGAGAACGCTAGAAAGAATCCTAATTGTCCTGATGGTTGGGAACACCAAATGCCTGATGGCTCTTGGATGTGCGGTAAAGAACACGGAGGTGGTGGATATAACTCCTACGATGAGTTTGACGAAAACCAACTTGACCTTATGGATTTAATCAACGAGATGATGAGTGATTTAGTTTCTGAGATTAAGTCCGTTAAAAACGCTTTCTCTCAAGAGGAGATTGATGAAACATATACAGAGTACAAGAAGTCTGTAAATATGAGTTACTCAGAATTAAAGAGATGGTCTGAGAATAAATGTAGTAAAAAGGCTAGTTTGGGTAGAGATGCCATAAATAGAAACCTAAAACTACTTTCTAAGAAAAAAGCTGATTGGACATCTAACGATGCTACTGAAGCTAGAAAAGCTATTGCTTATATTGCAAGAGCAATAAAACAACCACAAGGCAAAGATGTGAGTAAAGAATGCCCTTACTCCAAGAACTATATTGCTTTAAAAAATTGGGCATACGATAGAAACAAATAAAATAAGATAAAATGGCAACAGGATTTTTAGATGATAATGAATCGTTGATGAGAATGGTAGGACACACCGTTGGTGATGTTGAAGTATTTACTACTGCCACTCAATCAAACAAAAGCTACTACTGCATACATTTCCCTGTGGAAAGTGTAATAGCAAACATTCGTGTTACAGGCTGTACAGGTGAAGATGCTTTAGAAACAACTCTACCTGCGGGAACTACATTGTTCTTGGGTAAGATAACGGACATTACATTAACAAGCGGTATTTGCATAGGATATACAAGATAGTATGGCTAGTAACGAACATAGTAGTTTAGATAACTCACAGCTTCACGTTCCAAAGGACTTTAGCACAGCATCAGCTAATACTGTTCTTACAAAGAATGGTAGCAATGCTTTGGCTTGGGCAGATGACAACCTTAGAAGAACTCACTTCGTTAGAGTTAATGGTTTCTTTAGTAAAAGTACTACTGATGAGTATGCACCTACATATTCAGGTAACTCTACTCACGTTTGGGATACGGTAGTAACTGATGCTACTGCTGATGCACAAGATGCTGTTGCACAAGCACAACTATACTGCCTTAGAGATGGTTACATCAATGCTTTTGGTGGTGTTGTGGCTGCTACAAGTGGTAAGACTTTAAACTTTAAAATTTACAAAGGAACTCCTGTTGATGAAAGTTCTGCGGGTATTGACTTAACTCAATTAGGTAGTACAGCTAGTGAAGTTGGTGGTGGTAATACTACAACAGATGTATTCTCGGCAGGTGGTTTGGGTAGCACTCAAACATTCTCAGCAGGAGATATTATTATCGTTACTATATCAGCAGGTGCAGCAGAAGCAACAACAGCAAGGTTTAACGCTACTATGGAAGTAGTATATACAGAAGATTAATATGTTAGGATTAAGAATAGCTTTAAGTGTAGCAAAAGGAGTTATTGACGAAATAGGTGGCTTGTTATCAAAATTAGCAAGAAGGTCAACGTATAGTGAGAATCTTGCTGATTCAAGAGCTGTTGTTTCTGATATAGATAGTTATGATTTATTAGACAAAGCTACTATACTACTTACTCCTACTGCAACAAGTGATGCAAGGGTACACTCTGTAAAGACTTATACAGGTGATGAACTTTTAACTAATGGAGGCTTTGATTCTGATAGCGATTGGACTAAATTAAATGCTACTATAAGTGGAGGTAAAGGTAATTTAGATGGTGATGGTCAAACTGCTCTATTATATCAAGGCATATTAACTAATGGAAAGACATACAAAGCTACTTTTACTGTTTCAGATTATAATAACTTAGGAGAAGCTAGAATAATTGATGATAATGGTGCTACTAAATATACTATAACAAGCGATGGCACTTTTACAGTATATTTTACACATAATGTAGCAGCGAGTAATTTTTTATTCAGAGCTAAAAACGGTGCGGTATATTCAATAGACAACGTATCTGTAACAGAAGCAGACGCTGACTTTGACTTCGATAGAGCAAGTAGTGCTACAAGAATAAACTCTGATGGTTTAGTACAAGATATGCAGAGTATTACTGACCCTGAATTAGTACTTAATGGTGATTTTGAGGAGTTGGGTGATGAAGATGCAAACTATGCTGATGGTAATATTGCTTTTACAAACGTAGACGGAAGCATTAGCACTTCTTTAGGAACAAATAACTATAGGTCACAAGGAAATGGCACAACAAATAACTCAAGACCAAGAGTAGCATTATCTACTTCAAGCTTAAACGATGGAAAAACATATAAAGTGGTTTACACGCCAATTTCGGTAACAGGCAATACTGTTTTTGATTTTTTTGAAAATACAGTAAGACTTGTAAATAATCACGACATATCACAACCATTAACTTTTTATTTTACTTCTGTATCATCAGGTTATCAAGGTTTTGACTTTGATGGTTCACAAACATTTAGTGTAGATTACACATTATCAGTACAACAAGTAGACCCTAACGATAGGTGGACTTTAGGTACAGGTTGGAGTATAGAAGATGGTAAGTTAAACTTTGATACTGATATTGGTGATGGCACAGTATCATCTACAAACATTTTGGATGTAGATAATATTTATAGAATGACATTTGATGTCAATATTACTGATGGTGTGTTAAGATTTGAAAGTGGAGATGGTGATAATTTTTTAATATCTT